CTAAGGAAGCGTGGGAGTACGCCCACAAGGCCATGCGCTACTCCGAGACGCTTCGTCCGGTGAAGCTGCCCATGGTCGTCCCGCCCCGAAAGTGGGTTGATCCGGATGACGGCGGATACGAGCTTGGACTTGGCGACTCGCTTGTCCGCGGTGCGAGCAAGGTAGCAAAGGCGAGCCACACCAAGCAGTCGATGCCTCTCGTATACGAGGCCATCAACACCATTCAACACACCCCATTCCGGGTCAATCAAGGTGTCCTCAAGGTTGCCCTGGCGCTCATGGAGTCGCGCTCACCCGTGGGTGACCTTGATGTCCACGACGAGATCCCAATGCCGTCCCGCCCGCCGGAGTGCTCCCTCGAGAATCCGAATGAGGCGGAACGTGGTATCCGTCGGCGGTTCTTCATGGAGTGCAGTCGGATCGCTGACTCAAACCGGAAGATTTCGTCGAGGCGTCTCGGGATCATTCAGACCCTCAACTTGGCGGTGAAGTTTGCCTCTGAGAGTGACCTCCGGTTCTTCCATCCTGCCGCGCTTGACTTCCGCGGTCGGTTCTACTGCCAGGCGACCGGGCTCTCGCATCAAGGAAACGACCTTCAGCGGGGGCTGGTGGAGTTCGGCCTCGGGCATCCTGTTCCACCCAAGAGCGAGGCCATGCAGGCTTGGCTACGCCATGGTGCTGCGGTGCTTGGCAAGAAGGGGACACTCGAGGACCGGGCGAATGTCATGGCAACCATGATTCGATCCGGGGAGATTGACGCCATCGCAAAGGATCCGCTTGGCGCGGTGCATCTGTGGGCGAAGGCTGACGAGCCATTTTCGTATCTCGCGTGGTGCCTTGACATGCCTGGAGTCCGTGCCGGGAAGCCGTCTCACTTGATGGTGGCGGTTGATGGAAGTTGTAATGGGCTTCAGGTCCTAAGCATCCTGCTTCGGGACGAGATCGGTGGCGCTGCCGTCAACGTGGTTCCGTCGTCCCGCCCGAACGACATCTATCAACTGGTCGCGGATCGGACGCTTGCCCGCATTGAGGCTGGCTCGAAACTCGGAGAGCAGTACGCGGCTGAGTGGCTCAAACTGGGCGTGTCCCGCTCCATGGTCAAGCGCCCTGTCATGTGCCTGCCGTACTCAATCAGCCAGCGGAGCGCGATGATGTACCTCAAGGATTCGTATCTGGACCTGCACCGGGACGGTCCTTGGACGGACCCGAGCCTTCCCTGCGGGTTCCTCATTCGGAAACTGTGGCCGAGCATCGGGGAAGTCGTGGTGAAGGGCGTTGAGTTCCTAAACTGGGCCAAGGCAGCAGGGAAGGTGATCGTCGATTGCGGGCTTCACCCAATCTGGGTGACGCCGGATGGGTTTACGGTTCAGCAGTCGTACTACTCGTACCGCCCAAGCCGGGTCAAGACATCGTTTGGGCGCGAAGCCCATATCTGGCAGATCCGAAATCAGACGGCCAAACTGGACCGCCGGAAGCACGTCAGCGGGATTGTTCCGAACTTCGTTCACAGCCTCGACGCTACCGCCGCCCGCAACACAGCAAGACGCCTCGCGGCAGCAAAGATTCCAGACATGGCGTTTGTGCACGACTCCTATCTGGTTCACGCAGCCTTCCATCCGGTACTCGCCCGCGAGCTGCGTGAGGCGTGGGTGGAGACGTTTGAGGGGGATCCGCTGCGCGATTGGATCCGGCAGATTGACGCTCAACTTCCGAAGGGCAAGGCACTACCCGCGCCGCCTGAGTACGGCGCCCTAGACATCAAGTGCATCCGAGACTCCAAGTATTTTTTCGCATAATGTATGTCACGACTTGAAGACGATTCCGCATCCGTTACAATAGGGACATTCCCAAGGGAGACACCATGAAGAAGGCAAACCAGAACGTGACCACGCCGGTCGGGACCCTCCAGTACCCCGCGCTGATCGAGCCGGACACTCGATTCAACCCCGACGGGTTGTTCAAGACCAACATCGTGATTCCGGCCGGCGACTCAGCCGACGAGTTCGAGGAGGCCCTGACTGCGGCCAAGAAGTCGGCGATTGATCTTTTCGCAAAGGAGAGCGGCGGGAAGAAGGTCAAGATCGCGGCTGCGGCTCCGTTCGAGCGGGACGAGAACAACAACCTGGTCGTGAAGGCGAAGCTCCCTGCCCGTGTCGAGACCAAGAGCGGCAAGTCGTGGACTCAGCGTCCCGCTCTGTTCGACTCACGCGGCCAGAAGATCCCGACCGACAACCTTCGGATCGGGAGCGGCACCCGTGCCCGCGTGGCGCTTGAGATTGCGCCATACAACGTCCCGGCGACTGGCGCTGGGATCAGCCTTCGTCTCCGCGGCGTTCAGATCATTGAGCTTCGGGAGCCCTCTGGCGGCCGCGCCGAGGACTTCGGGTTCGGGGCTGAGGAGACCGGGTTTGTTCAGGAGTCTTTCGACAACTTCGAGGATGACCCCAAGCCCGTCCGGGCTGGTACCGACAAGAAGGTCAAGGCGCAGGACTTCTGATGCCCAACAACCGCGAGAGAGGGAAGCGTGGCGAACGTGATGCCCGAGATGCCATACGGTCCGTCCTCGGCGTTCGAGGCGCCTATCGGGCAGCGCAGTCGTCAGGCTCCCTCTCCGCGGATCTTGGCGGCACCGGCAACATCCATTTTGAGGTGAAGCTCCGCAAGGCTATCTCCGCCTACGACTTCATCGAACAGGCAATCCGTGACTGCAAGAACAAGGTTCCTGCCGTGCTCATGCGGAGGGACCGGGGCGAGTGGCTGCTGATGCTCCGCCTCGACGACACCATGAGGTTCATCAAGGAACTCCATGACATACAAGATCGTGAACAACCCGTCGCTGATCCCGAACAGCGGTGACAAGCCGAGTTTCAAGGTGACTCCGCAGGGGGAGCTAGAAGTCTGCTTCGGCGATTTCATGTTCACCCTGACCAAGCAGGAGGGGCTCCAAGTTGCCTCCTTCATTGACCGGCAGCTTGGCGGAAGCCGGAGCATGTTTGTCGATTGGCCGACCAGTAAGACGGATTCGCCGGCCCGCTGCTACGCCACGGAGGCATGAAATGACCATCAAGTTTGACGGGCAAGGAACGCTCGTCACGGTGTCCTTCTACATGAAGGAGGCGGATCACCCTTGGGATGCTGGGGTGACGATCCGGAGAACCCGGGCAGGGAGGCCCGGGACCGGATCGAAGGTCGATGAGCGGTGGCTTCCGGTTGAGCGTGTCGATGCCGTTGCGCTGATGAAGCACATGGGCGAGCGCGTCAATGCCGTGTGGGCTACCGGAGAACGCACCGCGACCATTGTGGCGGGAGCATGAGTGAGTCGCGTTTCCTCCGACATGAGCCGTGCCCGGCTTGTGGGTCGCGGAACAACCTGGCCCGGTACTCAGACGGGCATGGCTACTGCTTTGGATGTCAGCACCATGAGCGCGGGGACGGGTCACCTCCCGAGCGCGAGAAAGTAGGAAGGATTGCCGGCATGATTGAGGTGGATTACACGGCGCTTGAAAGGCGCGGTCTGACTGAGGAGACATGCCGTCTCTGGAACTACGGGATTGGCGAGCACCAGGGGAACCCGGTACAGGTCGCTCTTTACCGGGACGCGGCCGGCGAGATTGTCGCGCAGAAGCTCCGCACCGCCGACAAGCAGTTCCGAATCCTCGGTGATGCTTCGAGGATGGTCCTGTTCGGTCAGCACCGATTCTCGGGGCAGGGTCGGATGGTCGTGGTGACCGAAGGTGAGATTGACGCCATGAGCTTGAGCCAGGTGCAAGAGCACAAGTGGCCCGTGGTCAGCGTCCCAAACGGGGCCCAGTCGGCGCCCAAGGCCATCGCAAAAAGCCTCGATTGGCTTGAAGGTTTCGACCGAGTCGTCTTTGCGTTTGACATGGACGAACCCGGGCAGAAGGCTGCCAAGGAGTGCGCCAAGATCCTCAGCCCCGGCAAGGCATTCATTGCGAGACTCCCCGCTAAGGATGCGAACGACTGCCTCCGCGAAGGCAAGGCAAGGGAACTCGTAAACGCTGCGTGGATTGCGCCCGCTTACCGCCCGGACGGCATTGTGGCGGCACAGGACATCTGGGAGCGCATCGAGTCCTTCGACGCATCCCCGGGCATCGCCTACCCCTGGGCACCCCTGACCCAGATGCTCCACGGGATCCGCCCGGGTGAGCTCGTCACGGTCACCGCAGGCACCGGGGTAGGCAAGAGCCAGTTCTGCCGCGAGCTGGCCTACCACCTCATCAAGAGCGGAACCCCGGTCGGCTACATCGCCCTCGAGGAATCCGTGGCCCGCACCGCCATCGGCCTGATGAGCCTCGAGGCCAACCGCCGGCTTCACCTCGGGGCCAACAAGCAAGAGCTCAAGGACTCCTTCGACCGGGTCTTCGGGGAGAACAAGGTCTACCTCTACGACCACTTCGGGTCCACCGAGGGGCAGAACCTCCTCGACCGCATCCGCTACATGGGCAAGGGCCTCGGCTGCAAGGCCGTGTTCCTCGACCACATCTCCATTGCCGTGAGCGGTCTCAACGATGGGCAGGGGGACGAGCGCCGGATGCTCGATGCCTTGGTGACGAAGCTCCGCACCCTGGTCGAGGAGACCCAGATCACCCTGTTCATGGTCTGCCACCTCAAGCGCGTGGACGGCAGGAGCCATGAGGAGGGAGGCGAGGTCAGCCTCAGCCACCTCCGGTCGAGCCAGGGCATCGCGCAGCTCTCCGATGCGGTGATCGCGCTCGAGCGGAACCAGCAGGGCGAGAACAAGAACCAGACGAGGGTTCGCGTCCTGAAGTGCCGCTACACGGGAGAGACGGGTTCCTGCCTTGCGCTGGAGTACGACAAGGAGACGGGCCGCATGGCCGAGTGCCCGATGTTCGATCCGGCGGAGGATCCGAAAGAAATAGATGCTCATATTCCTTTCTGACCATTGGATCGCCAAGGATCGTCAATACATTGTCTCTGAATCGAGACGGTCGTATCTACGGAGCAACGGATTGCCATGAGATACCTCTCTGTTTGCAGCGGGATTGAGGCGGCTTCGGTCGCGTGGCACCACCTCGGGTGGACCCCGGTTGCCTTCAGCGAGATCGAGCCGTTCCCCTCGGAGGTGCTCAAGCACCGCTTCCCCGAAGTCCCCAACTACGGAGACATGACGCAACATGGATCGTGGCCTATTCGACCAGGAGACATCGACCTCCTCATCGGCGGGACGCCGTGCCAGGCGTTCAGCGTCGCGGGGCTGCGGCAAGGACTTGCAGATCCGCGAGGGAGCCTCATGCTCACCTACTTGGCAATCGCTGCTCGGCTCCGACCTCGGTGGATTGTCTGGGAAAATGTCCCCGGTGTTCTGTCCTCAAACGGAGGACGGGACTTTGGCACCTTCCTCGGGGCGCTGGGCGAACTCGGGTATGGGTTCGCGTACCGAGTGCTGGACGCTCAGTTCGTGCGAGTGGGGCGATGGCCCCGAGCCGTCCCGCAGCGCAGACGCCGGGTGTTCGTCGTCGGTCGCCTCATTGAGCGAGGTGCTAGAGACTGGACCGCTGCCGCCGAGGTTCTCGCTCTCGAAGAAGGCCTGCGAAGGCATCTTGAGGCGCAGTCAAAGAAGGGCAAAAGCTCTTCCCCCGATGCTGAAGGCGGCGCTCGAGGCGGTTGCTGGTGGGACGGCACCGACTGCGCTGGCACATTGACGAAGCAGAACGCAGGTGGCGGTCAGCGGATGCCGGACAAGGACAACCTCGGTGCGGTGTTGCAGCCCATCGGCTACCGCTGGCAGAACAACCGCGACGGCTTGCAGCAAGACGATGCCGTCGCTGCCATGCGGGCTTCAACCGGAAGCTCGGGCTTCCATGAAATGAATCATCCGGTGGTAGTGGCTCACGCCTTCTACAGCACAGGCGGAACGCACGGCGTGAATCAACATCCCGAAGTGTCTCCTGCCGTCAAGGTTGGTAGCGGACTTGGCATTCCCTCGCCGCCGGCGGTGGCTCAAGCCATGACCGTGCGTCGCCTCACCCCCCGCGAATGCGAACGCCTCCAGGGCTTCCCGGATGACTACACGCTCATCCCGTGGCGCAAGAAGTCAGCCGAGGACTGCCCGGATGGGCCGCGCTACAAGGCGCTCGGGAACAGCATGGCCTGCAACTGCATGGCCTGGATCGGGGAGCGGATCGCAAAGTGGGAAGCGGGGAACAAGTGAACCCCGTCATCTTCGACATCGAGACCGACGCCCTCGACGGATACACCCGCATCCACTCCATCGTGGTCCGCGATGCGGTGACCTCGAACATCCTCGCATCGACCTACGAGGCCATCGGGCATGGGGAGTCCCTGCGGATCCTCAAGGCTGCCCCGGCCATCGTCGGGCACAACGTCATCAACTTCGACCTCCCGGTTCTTCGCAAGATCCTCGGGTTTGAGCCTTCGTGTCAGGTCATCGACACTCTCGTCCTGTCCCGCCTCTGCTACCCGGACATCCGCAACGACGACTTCAAGCGCACCGAGTTCCCTAAGGATCTCATCGGGAGCCACTCGCTGAAGGCATGGGGCTACCGCCTCGGGCTGCACAAGGACGTATTCGGGGAGACCGCGGACTGGTCCAGGTGGTCCGAGGAGATGCAGGAATACTGCGAACAGGACACCGAGGTCACCCGCAAGCTCTGGCACCACCTGGTTCAGCAGGGAATCTCCGACCGTGCATGGGAACTCGAGCACCGGGTCTCGTCCATCTGCCGTGACATCGAGGTTGCCGGGTGGACTTTCGACATCTCGGGTGCCGAGCGGCTCACCGCGCAACTCCTGACGAAGCGGCTGGAGCTGAAGGAGAACCTTGTGAAGGTCTTCCCTCCGAAGAAGGAGGTCCTGAAGACCAAGACCAAGACGATCCCGTTCAACCCCGGGAGCCGCCTCGACATCGCCCGCGGCCTGAACGAGCTCTACGGGTGGAAGCCGGTGCTGGTGACTCCCTCGGGACAGCCTCGGATCGACGAGGAGATTCTGTCAGAGCTGAAGTACCCGGAGGCGCAGATGCTCACGGAGTACCTCCTGGTGGTGAAGCGCCTCGGTCAGGTGGCCGAGGGCGAGGAGGCATGGATCAAGCTGACCAAGGGCGGGAAGATCCACGGAAGGATCAACCCGGGCGGGACGGTGACGGGACGGGCTTCCCATGCCCGCCCGAACATGGCGCAGGTGCCTGCGGGGCGGAGCCCCTACGGCAAGGAGTGCCGTGGACTGTTCCTGCCGAGGAAGGGGTGGAGGCTGGTGGGAGCAGACGCATCGGGGCTCGAGCTCCGCTGCCTCTCCCACTACCTCCACTCCTACGACGACGGTGCCTACGGCAAGGCCGTGGTGAGCGGCGACATCCATTGGGAGAACGCCATCGCCTTCGGTCTGGTCCCTACCGGAACCAAGAGGGACAAGCACGACCCCGGCCATGAGGACCGCCGCAACCAGAGCAAGACCCTGATCTACGCGATGATCTACGGGGCAGGGGACCTGAAGCTCGGCTCGGTGGTCGGAGGGGCGGCCAAGGACGGCAAGCGCCTCCGTGCGTCCTTTGAGAAGAAGGTGGCCGCCTACAAGATGCTCAAGGAAGCGGTGGTCTCGGCTTCTCAGCGGGGATACCTGCTCGGCCTCGACGGTCGCCGACTCCCCGTGCGTTCGCAGCACTCCGCCCTGAACACCCTGCTCCAGTCTGCGGGAGCGGTGGTGATGAAGGTGGCACTCGTCAGGTTCGTCCAGGACATGGCTTTGGACGGACTCGGGTGGGACAAGGACTACGCAGTCATTGGGTGGATCCATGACGAGTTCCAGATTGAGTGCCGGCCTGAGCTGGCAGAGCGTGTTGGACACGGTGCGGTCTCAGCAATCTCCGGTGCGGGGACAGAGCTCGGGTTCCGGTGTCCCCTTGACGGCGAGTTTCGTTCCGGGGCTACATGGGCCGAGACACATTGAGAAGAGCCTCTGGGTTGCATACCTCGCCGGATACCTCGATGGCGAAGGATGCTTCACGGTTTGGCATGGAAGAACCCCGGCAATCTCGGTGAGCAACACCTTCCCATATGTCCTCGAGGCTCTCCGCAAAGAATGGGGTGGCTCCATTCGACGAAAGGCTGGCAGGGATCGCAGCCGCACCGCGTGGGAATGGCGTGTCTGCGGCGAACGTGCCATTGCTGTCGCTCAGATGGTTTCACCGTACCTCGTCGAGAAGCGGCTTCAGGCCGACCTTCTTACGCAGGTCCGGGTGTGGCCGAGTGGATCGAAACAACGGAACGACCTGGTCGCGCGGCTCAGGTCACTCAAGAGAATTGACTACGGAAAGGGTGGGGAATGACGGATCTATCTCTGACGACAACTGCGGAACTCCTCGACGAACTGAGTCGCCGGGTTGATGCGTTTGTGTTCATCGCCTACCAAGATCGGAGCCAGAAGTCCTACGCACTCATTACGGAGTTCAAGGGGAACGCTCTTGAGGTGATTGGGCTTTCCGAAATGCTGAAGGACCGGGTCAAGGAAGTCGTGTCGGATACCCGTGAAGGGGGCGGAGAATGACTCACATCGTCATTGACGGGGACATCCTCTGTTACACGGCATCGGCTTCGGTCGAGAAGCCAATTCATTGGGGGGACGACTTCTGGACCCTCCATGCGGATCTCGCAGAGGCCAAGAGTCGGGTTGACATCGACATCGTGGAGTTTGTTGAACGCCTGAATGGATCGTCGTACACGGTCTGCTTCAGCGACAAAGCAAACTTCAGGAAGATGGTCTATCCCGAGTACAAGGCCAATCGTAAGGATGTCCGCAAGCCTGTGTGTTTCGCGGCGCTCCGTGAGTACGTCCAAGAGTGTTGGCCGTGTGCGACGTGGCCCAACCTTGAGGCCGACGACGTGATGGGGATCATGGCGACCGACCCCAAGAAGGACGTCGTGATTGTCTCAGCTGACAAGGACATGCGGACAATTCCGGGCAAGTGGTTCAACCCGAACAACCCGGATGCGGGTGTTGTTGAGGTAAGTCGAGCAGATGCCGACCGAACCCATTTGATGCAGACCCTTACTGGAGACCGCGTGGACGGGTACCCGGGTTGTCCCGGAATCGGTCCCGCTCGAGCCGAAAAGATCGTTGATGGGGGGTGGGATGCGGTCGTTGACACCTACGCCAAGGCCGGCCTGAATGAGTCGGTCGCGTTGGTGCAGGCCCGCATGGCCTACATCCTGCGGAAGGGCGATTACATCAAGAGTTCATCGCGGGTGCGTCTGTGGACTCCGAGAAAGGCAGCAGCGTGAAGAGCGATTCCTGGGTGGAGATTCATCTCCCTTCGTGGGAGACAACCGTTCGTGTTGAGGGGCATGACCGCGAGCGGGATGGAGACCTTCGATGCAAGTTTGATTTCAATTTCGGCGATTACTACGCCTGCCTAATGATCTCAAAGATGGGCCCAGACGGGAGCGACCAGCACCTTGCGTCGGTTGACCTGCACATCGACCAGCTCAAGATGATTGCCGAGATTGCGTCTCGGGTTGGCCCTGGGATGGGAGACTCCGATGAGTGATGAGTGCTCTTGCGCGTGGCGTACTGACCCCATCGAGAAGTTGTGTCGCTACTGCCGACCCCTGCGTGAAGACCTTGATGAGTCACGGCGACTTGAGGCGGACCTTGAGGCCGATGCTCATCAAGAGGAGGACGGCAAGTGAGCGACTTTCCATCACCGTCTGACATCGTGAACCGCTTGCGAACGAACCGCGACTGCCTCGCGCCGTGCCTGATGGACGAGGCCGCAGATGAAATTGTGCGCCTTGAGCGCGTCGTGCTGGACCTGATTGCCGAGCGCGACGAGGCGAGGCGGGAGGTCTCGTTCCTCCGACCAAGCGTTTGTCTTGGAGCGCAGACCGCACACGAATACGCAGATGCTCGTGGCTGGGATTGCTTTAGACAGGAGGACGGCAAGTGAGCGGCGAGTGCAACATCTGCGGAGAGTGGGGGTGCGTCGAGTCGGCGCATGAGCACCGCCAGGACGGCATGACCCTAAAGGACTCGGGTGCCCGCCAGACCTGGGACACGGGGAGTCGTCGAGACACCCGGGACGGCAAGGGGAGGTTCGACCTCCTGCCGTGGGAGGTCGTCTGGGCCGACGCCAAGTACATCGAGTTGGGCGCGAAGAAGTACGGCGACCGTAACTGGGAGAAGGGCCAGCCGCTCTCCCGCTACCTCGACTCGGCCTGCCGCCACCTTGCGAAGTACATGGCTGGGCACCGAGATGAGCCGCACCTGTTGGCTTGTCGATGGAATCTCGCAGCGTTCCTTTGGACACTTGACCGGATCAAGGAGGGGCGTCTTCCCGGTTCGTTGGACGATATTGGGGAGACCTCCGGGGCACCTATGGACAACCATGGATGACCTACCGCTGATCCACCCCGCAATGGTGGACGCATTGAAGAAGAGGTTCCCTGTTC